TGGGAAAACGGGCGGTTTCCGCCCACCAAGATGGCGCACATACTGCTTGGCTACATCAGCACCCACCACCACATCGACATCCCCCTACCAGACGAAATAGAGGAGGTAGAGCAATGACCAATGTAGCAACGGTCACCATACCACAACGGGCACTGCTGCCGGTTGAAGATCCCACCAAGTCCTTCCTGGCGGGCGTCCTTTCGCCGGCCACACAACGGGCGTATCGATCCGATCTGTGCCAGTTTTTCGGCGTGTCCGATCTGTCGTTCATCACCATCGAGCGGCTCGATGCGATTTCGCCGGACGATATCATCGCATGGCGCAACGAACTCCACGCCAACGGCAAGGCCCGCTCAACGGTCAACCGCAAATTATCGGCGGTCCGTGCATTATTTACGTACATGATGGGGTGCGGGCATTTGGATAAAAACCCTGCGGACGCCTCTGTTGTTCGGGGATTCAAAGCGGACCGCCGCGTTGGCGGCAAGGCGATGGCAACGGACGATCTCACCCGTCTGTTGACGGCGGTTGACGAAACGGCAGACGCCCTACAACGGGCGAGGGACCGCGCACTGATCACGGTGCTGGTGTATTGCGGTCTGCGGCGGTCTGAGGTGGCAGGGATGCATTGGGAGCACCTACGGCGGGAAGGCGTCCATACCGTGGTTGATCTGCCGGAGACCAAGAGCGGCGTCGAACAGGATGTGAAAATAGTAGGGCCGGTGATGGATGCCCTCGCGGACTATCGGGATGAACTCACCGTCTGTGGACGGGACGCAACGGGACCGGTTTTTATATCGGTGGCGCGGGGCACCTACGGCAACGGGTTGACCCCGCAGTCCGTACGTCTCATCGTCAAGCGGTATGCGGATCGGTTGGGTATCGATGACATATCTGCCCATACCCTGCGCCACACCTGTTGCACCCTCGCCATCGAAGGCGGTGCGACCCCCGCACAAGTGCAGTCCCACCTCCGCCATGCGGATGTGAAGACCACGATGGGCTACTTTGAAAACCGCAATCGCTTGGAGGACAATGCTGCGGACCACATCACTCTACCGCAGAACGGGTAATCATACTATATTAACAGTCCACGCCGCACATACCTCCGGGTAGGTGTGGTGATGGGTGCTGGGTTGCAGACTGTGGTGGTCTGCAACCCTTTTTAGTATGACCATATCCAAGGTCGCGGGACGTGGAACTCGTCCTCTGGTTGGATATCGTCCAGATGGAGAAACCGCCCCTCGCCTTTTTGTTGGATGCCGATGCCGGTGAACCCTTCCGCCAGGGCTAGCTGGAGAAGGCGCACCGCGTCACCCCCCCGCACCGCAATGTCCACCGCCCGCCCTGTTGAATGCGCTCCGGCGTTGCCGAATTTGGCAATCTTCGTAGCCTCAATAGGATGCGTCACATCCCTGTAGCCGCTCGATATCGTCATGCCCCGCCCGTAGGCGGACCGTACCCGTTGCAGCCGGTCCATCGTGGCCGTATCCATGCGATTGATGCCACTCTCCTTGCAGACGAGTTCACCGAATCCAAAGTTGGGCCACCGATCTTGCGGCCAATTGTCGCGTGTATAACTCATAATAATCACCTCCCTGCTTACAATATAACGGGTAACGGGAGTGATCGTGGTGCAGTTTAATAAATGTCCATTAAGGTATTGCGCGGATCACCAACATTGCCTAATATTATCAATCACTGCACGTTTGTGCAGATGCTGTATATTATTCAATAAAAAGGCCCAATGAGGTCGTATGACCCCATAAAAGGTAGCAATGGGGTTGATCGGGGCCATTAAGGTCCGTAATATAGTACGTCCACGGCAAACCAAGGACGATCCGATGCACGACTCCCCCACAAAAACTCGTCTTCAGCAAGTTTTTGACACCACCCACAAAAGTAGGAAAGACGTAGCTGCCCATCTAGGCATAGATCGTAGCACCCTATCCAAATACATAGATGGGACTCGTCAGATCTCGTTAGTCCAAGCACATGCGTTAATGGAGTATGTGGGGCTGGACCCTAGTCTACTACATAATTCTGACCCGATGATCACAAGCCTCACGGGACTTGCTAGGCTGGACGCAATCATAACAGATATATATGCCAACAGGCCCGTTACAACGGTGGACCCACTGGCACATTATTTCACGCCGGATTATCGGTGTTGCTCTCATTCTTTTTTGCACGATCTTAGTTTGGTTGACCAGTATAACGCGGGTGCCGATTTCGAGGTTATCCCCCCAGGTAAAAGTTCCCTTGAACGATACGGGGTGAGTCGTGCTGTTGAGTACAAAACTTGGATAGCACGTCGAGAATCCGGCCAAGTGCCCAACACAAAAATAAAACAGGCTCAACTTATGACCAGATCAAAGGTCATGGTTATCGTGGAAACCACTTGGACGCTACCCACCGAGACCAAAGCGTGGGATCTATCCATGGCCTACACCACAATCGATCATTTAAAATTCAAAAATAATTTTGAGAATATAGAGGCGTGTAAGAGTTCGCCGCAGATTGGTTCCAAGTCGTGGGTATTCGTCAATAACTCGCATTCCGGGTTTGGCACAAAAAAACCCACACTGGATGGGCACGTTTTCCCCACGTAGCAAAAATTAAAAACCTCCGCTAGGGGTGCAACCCTAACGGAGGCTAAAGAAAATCGCCCCAAACTGGTCAAAGAAAGGAGGATTTCGTGTTCTATAATAGCTATAGTTGCACGAACGTGCAACAAGTGTCCACTAGATCACCCCCCATACATAGTGTAAATGTCCGATCAGAGGTGCTATTATGCGCCGTCTAGAGCGGATATTCCCGTACGTCTTGGTTTTCATCGCAGGGTATCTGCTATTACGCATCCTACCCAAACTGATATTTAACCACTAAGGATACACTATTATGCCATTCGACCCACCAGAGCGTCCCGCCGGTAGCTACGAGCCGCACCCCGCTGGCACCTATTTAGGCACCATTACCGAAATCAAAGACTACGGCAAGATGGACTCGCTGTATCGCACCGCAGACGGCAATACGAAAGAAGTCCACCGTGTAGCCATCGTGGTCACTGCGGAGGCCTTGCAGATGGAGTCCGGCGATCCCTGGTCGCACTACGAGTTCGTCAATATCAGCTTCGCCCCCAAGTCCCGCCTTACCGAGCTCCGCAATCTGTTGCGCGATGTCGATCTGACCAACGCTGAACTCAACGAGGTCTTCGATGAGACCATTGAAATGGTTGGGCGCAGAGTCCGCTACAAAATCCGCCACAAGAAAAATGAGGACAACGACAAGATCCGCGCCGTCATCCACGATTGGGAGTATGCGGATGGCGAGGCACCGGCCCAGGCCGAAACCATGCAGAAGGATGCGGCGAAGGAAGCGGTCAAGGCCGCGTTCGACGGAGACGTTGATGACCTCCCCTTCTAGTGCCGCCAGCGGTATGAGCAAGCGGGAGCATTTCGCCGCCTGTGCCATCACGGGATTGGCAACCGAAAGTAAAGGCCACCGATCTAGTCATGGCTACTACGAATGGCTCGAAAATAGCACCAAACGTGCAGTGTTTATAGCAGACGCACTGATCGAGGCACTCAATGCGACAGATACTACAGATCAGTAGTGAGTTGCCCTCTCTCAATGAGACGGTGGCGGAGACCAAGAAGCACTGGTCCCGCTACGCCTCATTGAAGAAGGATGCCACCGAACTGGTCAAGTGGAACTGCAAAGCGCAGAAGCTGAAACCGGTGACGGAACGGTGTGTGCTCACGTTCGATTGGCCGCACTCCCGCAGAGACCCAGACAACCAATCATTCGGCGCAAAGATGATTCTGGATGGATTGGTCAAAGCGGGTGTGCTGCCGGATGATTCGCGCAAATGGATTGCGGAGATCCGGCATGTGTTTCGGCGGACCAGCAAATTGGATGCAATCGTCATCGTGGAGATCGATCATGGTCAACGTGCATATAGTAGCACCGACAAAGGAGGAAGCGGAGGAGAAGCGTGAAGCCTACTTCAACCGCTACCCCACCCCTGGATACGGAACTCACATCAAAGAGCCAAGACGAGCCGAGGATGGCACATGGTACTGCACCGGCTGGCGCGGCGAAACGTGTGACTAAAACTGGAGACAAGACAATGGAAGTACCCCATAGCGTAGAGGACTTTGGGCAGTATTACGAAAGCATCGAAGAACAGCCGGAGGATTGCGAAATCGAATTAATCGGACCACCGGCAGAATCATCCTTACAGCCCGATATAACGCTAGCACTTGTCGCTGGCGAAGGACGCGCAGAAGATCACCTCAGTGCGTTGGCGTATCACCGCCACGAACTAAATCATATCGAAAGCCACTTGGAAGCGCAGATCGAAAAAGCAACAGCATGGGCACAAAAACGAGGACAGACAGCAGTCAACCGCATTGCATGGCATGAGCGGTGCCTCGAAGCATGGTTCAAATCCACCGGTGCTAAATCTGCTAGCCTTATTAATGGCAAACTCAAAAACATTAAGGGACGCCAAAGAGTCGAAATCGTGGATGAGGATGCGATCCCTGCGGAATACAAGAACGAGACGATCACCTACTCGCCGGACAAGAAACGCATCCTCGCGGCGTTAAAGGAATCGGGCGAAATCGTGGAGGGCACTGAGGTGGTGGTTGGCGAGGATAAGATTAAGATCGACACACCGGACGATGACGTATGAACGAAGAAACAATTCGACAAACCCATGGCCGCAATAAGATGAAGACAATTATTGTGAAAGGCTGGAAAACTGCGGTGCGTTCGAGGCCGCGCATACGGAAGAGAAGTGTCGATGGGTATTATGTAACAGTCCGGCGTGTATATCCATTGCATTACACCGGAGACATGCAAATGGGCTACCGATACCACATCGAAACGGATGACCGCAAAATCGCAGAAACGGAAGCAATTGGGTTGCACTGCGGTCTGCCGATTCAAGGGCTCAAATACGAAAAGAGGTATCAATGACTGACATCGCCAACCTCGTCAGTGCGATAGTGCCCACCGCCCCCACCGACAAGCCCCCCCTGCCCGATCCGGGGCCGGAACGCTTGCAGATGCAATGGGGCGAACTTACACGCGAGGGATTCGACTACGCCAAGATTGCCAAGCTGATTAACCTCGCAAAAAGTTTGGGCGGTAGCGCGAAGACGTTGACCCTCGCAATGGACGAGGTGCATCTGTCCGGCAAGCCAGTGCGGAACCTTGCGGAAATGCTGGAGACCAAACTGCGGGGGCGTCTGTCGATCACTACATCCGCACCCGCAGAAGACGGAGCTCGTCAAGGCAACAGCATCGTCTACAACAAACCGAAACCCACCGCCACCGATACCGCGAACAACCAACGCAATGGATTCGGCTGGATGGTGGGGTTTGCAAAATCGTTGGGCGTCCAGCGCACGGTACGAGTCCTCAATATACCGGTGCCGATGATGGAGGTCACCCTACGCAACGACAAAATATGTATTGGAGACCTCGATGCGCTGGACTTCTACGATCAACAAACCGACGATGGAGAGAGCAGCACGAATCTACAAGACGCAAAAGGAAATGGCAGACGCGTTGGGCATTAGCCAACCGACTGCGCGACGATTGCTAATTCGATACGACATCCCACATCCATCCATTAGCAAATAAGGGGAGGTGGGCCGGAGTAACAGCCTGACACAAGCTGGGCGGATCGTTCGGGGAGTACGATCCGCTACTCTGGCCCACCACTATAATTATGAGAGACACAACGAAACACATACTACAGCACATACTGACGGCAGTAGAGGAGACCGGTGCTACGCCGTCGATCAGAGACATCCAGACTCACATGAAGTTTTCATCCAACAATACCGTAAGACGTCATATCAAGAAGTTGAAACAGGATGGGCACCTGTCAGAGAAAAGTGGACGCATTGAATTAGGCCCACGCTACGCCGTAACAATACATGACTTGGCTACTCAGTAGACGCCGCCGGTGGCCCGTGCAAGGCAAGACCGCAAACTACGAAGTGAAGCGTAATCCAGGCGATCCGCCGCGATGGCATTGCACCTGTCCCGGTTTCACGTTTCGGGGCCGGTGCCGCCATGTGGCGGAGGTGAGAGAGCAACTGGTCGAACGATATAGAGAGGTATTAGGATGAGAGTCGAAAAGGTATATGAATGAATACTTTATTGAAGATACAAGAAGTGGCAGAAAAATTATCGATATCAGAAAATCAAGTCTACGTATTGAAAGCGACAGGCAAATTGCCGTATATCAAAATCGGACGCTCTACTCGTTTTGATGAAGAAGACATTGCAGACTTTATTCGAGCGAGGAAACACAAGATAGAGTAAAACCCACTGTGTCAATATTGTGTCAATTAAATTGTAAAACAGAAAATAACCACCTACGAATTAACGTAAGTGGTTATTTTTTATGGCTCCGCGGGTTGGATTCGAACCAACGACCAAGTGATTAACAGTCACTTTTTATACTTAGACTGTTATTAAGCAATAACAATGACTTATGAATTTAATTCTTGATTTACAATTAGTTACGCCCTATATTTTCACACACCGAGCCACACCAAGACACACTGAATCGCATTGCCGCTGTGTCAATATTGTGTCAAAAAGGGGAAGACTAAATGCCAGCACGAAAACATCGGGAGGGTGCAGTATCTTATTTTAAAAAAGGCTTATACTGGCACGCCTACTGGACCGATCCAATGACGGGTGTTCGGGGCCAGCGCAGTTTAAAGTGCACCACTCAGCGCAAGGCTATAGAAGAGGCTAAAAAAATTAATGCCGCTCTTGAAGATGATACCACTCATAAGTTAGACATGGCAAGAGAGTCTCGCGGTATCACATTTAAAGATGCAGTTCAATCTTATATAGAATTGGAAGGACCGCGCCACGCAGAAAGCAGTTTTAGACAAATCAAAAATCGTCTTTTAAGGATGTGTGCAGAGCATGGAAGAAAGCCTTTACACTCAACCTGGGAGTCTGTGCCCATGCAATCTATTGACGATACGATGATCGACAATTGGATCAAAGCGGAAAGAGGTAAGAGCAAGTGGTCCGACAACACTTGCCGGTTAGTGCTCAATGACATCACCCAAGTGCTGGAGCACGCTTTTTTGCAAAATTGGGTTGTCAGAAACAAATCCCGCGATGTAAAAAAAGTCAAAGTTAGAGACGAGCAAATTCCAGAAATACTGGCAGACGATGTAGTCAAACCTCTATTCGATGCCCTGCCCGTCCATGTTCGAATAGTCATGGGCATCTTGTTAGATACTGGACTACGACTTTCTGAGTTATTTCGGTTGGTTTGGGCAGATGTTGACACAAAGGGTAAAACCTTAACGGTGCGAAACCGCGCAAATCGTACTAAGTCTGGCAACTTTAGATTGGTTCCGCTTACAAGTAGTGCTGCTGCAATATTTGATGACCTTCGCAGTGGATCTGAGTGGAATCTGGTGGAAACACCGAATCGAATTCGGTCTGGTATGAGTAAGCTGACCACCAATCAACGTGCTAAACTACTTGCGACCATAAAGGAGCTCAAATGCAATTGCTTTACCGTCGACAACAGATTGCAAGGAGAACGTGGTGGGCAAAAAAAATACTGCGATATCTGCGAGGGCTTGTTTGACCAGTACGACATCACATACCAGCATGGGCGTAAGATTTGGAAGGATCGAGACAGAAAACCGCGCACGATTACGTGGCTTGCAGATGACAAACCATTAAACCACGTAATTCCAAAGTTCAACCCCTATAAGTCACTCGACAATGCTGCGGCTCTTGTCGGAGTGGAACGCTTTCGCCCACACCAGATGCGACATACTTGGGCAAGTAGGTTGATAAAAACGATGAGTGCCTATGAACTAATGGAAATCGGTGGATGGTCAGACATTGAAATGGTTAAGCGTTACGCACGACTAGACAATTGCACTCTAATTACTAAAGTAGAGAATACATTAGAAGACCTTCCCGGTCTGCGTGTCAACCATAAGCCCGATCTACGAGTAGCCTAACTCCCCCACGTATCCTGTATCGCTTGTGATAGCACATAGGCGATAGCAACCGCCGCCATGGGCCATGTCAGTTCGACGGCCCCGCTGGCGGCGGCGGCACCGACTGCTGTGGTGACCGCCAGTTTGCGCGATTTAATTTTATCTACAATATCAGTAATGAACGTCATGCGGAGACCTCTTCGAGTTCGGGTTCGGTATTTCCGTTCTGCTCGGGTGCTGCGGGTTCGGCCTGTGGCGGGTGCAGATCATCCAGTATGGATACCGCACCAACGATCTGTTGCAGACTGTTACGCAGTGTCTGTAGACGGGCCTCCACCTGTTGGATCTCGCCCAATATCTGCTGATGGGACTGTGTCAGTTGTGCGCGTCGATCAGTGATCTTCTCAATCATCTTGTTGCCTCACTTTGTGAAATAGTTTAGGTGGAGTGGAACGCTTTTGCAGCCCAGCCGAATGCCATGGTCATAAACCAGCAGACTGAACCATAAACAAACTCATGCTCAAAAAGCCACGCCGGACCAGGGTATCCATATTCTGCAAATCCAGCCCATAACACTGTAACGCATCCAATCGCCGCGCCGGACCATGCGCCACAAGATTTCAACTCGTCGTTGGCTTTTTGTTTTTTGGTCAACTGGATCATGTCGCGTTTTAAATGCTTCGCCTCGCCCCGTGCTGCCCTCATGTCCTTCGTTGTTCTCGATAGCACCGACTCCGTTGCGCCCTTCATACGCTTGGCTTCGCTTAGTTCTCGGTGTAATTTTCGATAGGCGCGTTTGACATCGGCGAATGTCATCCCATCGGGGTCTTCGGGTAGGTTGGCCCAGTTGACCCTGTAATTTTTTGCCATTATAAATACTCATATTAATTTTTTGTATCACTCCCATTTGGCCCCTCGCTCCATTTCCACCAATCTTCGGCCTCCAGTTTTTCCAGCGGCTTTTCGATCCGCATACTTGATAATGCCGTATTCGCCACTGCGAGTTTGGTCCCACCTACAAGTGCGCCCTGGCGGTAGGTGTATAGATAGAATACGGTTTTGGTTAGACCCACTCTTGTGATTCGCCCTGGTCTACCATCAACAATCACAACATCATCCTCGTCGTAGTCGCTACCAAAAAATACTTGCAACCCTGCTACACCGTTTTCGATGCTGCTTTTAAAAAGTAAGAGCGCAAACCCCACGCAAAAAATCCACGCATACTCTGAGACAAAGTGCGCCAGACCGCTCTGAGTTCCGAATTCATTCAGTGAGTTTTTTGCGTCCACGCTTTGTCGTTTGTTTTGCTTGGTGGGACGTAGATAGCATCACAACTCCGATCCCGCATAACGCAATTATCGCCAGCAGCGCGACAAACCCGATCTCGCAATGACTCACGGTCACGCAGGTCTGTCGGGTCGCGCCGCTTGAAACTCAATCCACGCTGTTTTGATCGCATCCGTCCAGACCGCATTGCAAATAGCTTGGATCTCTGCGGTCTCGCTTGAAATATCTGAATCGGAGTGCAACACATATCTGCGGAAATTGCGTGACAACTCAGTGCCGTCTTCAGTGATCACTGTAGCTTCGCGCACTTGTACTGCTTTGTATGGACCCACAATTTCAAATTTATCTTGTTCAACAGTTTTTTCGATTGCCATTTCAAAAACTCCATTTGCTATGCGGTGTGATAAAATCCAGTGCTATGATGCCATATGCTACCGGTTGCTTGATATATTTCGTCTGAATTAATGTCACCAGTCCACGCGCCGTTGAACTGTTGCTTGTACTGTACAACGGCGGTGTCGTTCCCACCGACTGCACCCATCGGAACACCAACGGAGTTGGTGTATAGGTTGTAATTGCTATGGACGCGCCACCACTGAGTAATGTTGGCTGATGTGTAAGGCAATCCCGACACATTAACATCACTGCCGTCATTGCTCGCACTTGGATTTGTGATCTCGGTTTCGCAAGAGAAATACACTACTCGTCCAATTTTGGTATATGTCGCAGTTGATGTACCCAGACTGTATGCCGTGCCGCTGGCACCGCCGTATTTAATAACTGGCGTCCAAGTACCTTCTTCGTAATCGTCCAGCACTTCATTACTATCAACTCCAGCCCCATCGCTCGTTGCTGAGAAGTCGATGCCTTTGCCACTGGTGCCGATAACGAGGTTGCCAGTTCTGACATTAACATCACCAGCACCAATGATGCTTAACTTGCTGGACAACGTCACAGTAGCTCCTGCTGATGCCGCACCAGTCACAAAATCAAGATCGGCTCCAGTTTTTTGGATACGGACAGTGCCCGTCGAAGAACTCGATTTGTTATTACTGCCGTCCCAATAACCATCAAATGTTATGTGAGTATTATCATGCGCCCACGGCAGAATTTGAAGCAATGGGTAGTCCGTGGATGCTGTCGTAAACTGAACGTGCGGACCTGCGGTGTTGGCGTTCGTTCCCTCTATTGCCAGTTTGGCCGCACCGACTCCACCATGTGGGACTGCTGTCGTGCCAATGCCAACATTAGCTGTACCTGTCGGTATACTCAAGACCGTAGCATCCGCATCATTCTTGATTGTCACATCGCTGGTCGATCCCTGCCCCGTGAGGATAAGCCCCTCGGCAGCAGTGTAACCCATCGCTGCGTTATCGCCAGAAGAAGTATCGCCGTCAGCATTCACCGTACCTGCGGTAAAGTCACCCGATACATCTGCCGTGCCCGTGACCGTCAGTGCGGAACCGTCAAACGTCAGGTTGGCCTCGCCGTTTAGCGAGTCCGAATCGGTGAATGTTGCCAGCCGGTCGTCGGAACCATTCGCGGCATCCAGCCCGCCACCGGAGACCGTGACCCAATCGAGGTTGCCGGACCCATCTGTCTTGAGCAGTTGCCCGCTGCTACCATCCGCCACCGGAAGTTCCCACGCCACGCCACCGGACGCGATAGTCAGTGCCGATCCGCTACTGCTGATGTACTCGCCACCCTCGTCGTAGAAGTAGAGGCGTCGATTGTCGGTAAAACGGCAAACCTCATTGCCGTCGTACTGCTGGAAGACAATATCCTTGGCATCGACCAGAGGCTTGAAAATTACATCACTGGACGAGTTGCTGATCCGCAACAGGTTAGTGCCGCCATCGGCATAGACGATGCCCTCACCCGCCGTGTCGGAGTCAAGGGTGATCGAATCGACCGTGTCCAGGGTAATCGCACCAGAGTCGCTCGAAGCGTCTGTGGTGGCGATAGAGTAGACGCCCGCAGATGAGACCGCATGGGTTACATACTCGCCCGCATCGTACTTGAGGATAAGCGGGGCCGTAGTATCGGTGGCAGTCACCGCACCGGTTGCCGTTACGGCCCCTGTGGCTACTGCACCCGTGGTGGTGATGGTTGACGAGCCGGTATCGATGGTCCCGAATCCACTCGTTATAGACCCACTGTTCAGCGCACCTGTGGTGACGATATTGCCACCGCCTACATTGTGGCTGGCAAAATACGTACTGACGGTATCGACGTTGGTCTGTCGCATCGTGCCGCCATCGTTAATCAGTATGCCATCCCCCGATGCTACGGAGGTGGTGCCCCTGGCGGTGCCCCCATCGATGAGGTTGAGCTCCGCCGCAGACGTAGTCACCACCGTACCGGCCAACGACAGACCGTTGGTCCCATCGTGGGACGCGATATTGAAGTCGTAGCTACCGTCACTAAAGGTCGTATTGCCGGTGATCGTCGGTGTGTTGATCGTGGGGCTGGTGATGGTCTTGTTGGTAAGGGTGTCGGTGCTCGATATCGTTGGTATCGCAACGCCCTCAATGCTCAGTATGCCCCCAGAACCCGTAAGCGTGTTAGCAGAGGCATGGGATAGTTCGATGCCGCCGGTGGCCGTTGTGGTGCCGGTGACGGTGAGGTTATCGGCTACGGTCGTTTCGCTGGTCGAATGGCCGATGGTGACCGCGATGCCGGACGTTTCGGTGGCGAGTTTGAGCACCCGTGGCGTTGGTGATGTAGCTATTGGACCCATCATGGTAGACGGTGAGATCGTCACTATCGCCTAGCAGCAGTTTGTCCGAATCGCCAATGTCAAAGGCGTTGGCACCGGCCACCGTCATGCCGCCGGTCACCGTGATGTTACCACCTACCGTCAGGTTACTGTCGATCTGGACCGCCCCGTCATCAACCCATAGGGCGTAATTGGACGATCCTTCTGTCGGTGCGGACTTGATGTAGACGGTGGCTGCACTCGTCACCGTGCCGGTAGCGGTGATGTTGGGCTCTTCAAACGCCGCAGACGCCACCAGAGCGGTTGTGCCGGACGGTATGGTCTGCGCCCCACCTGGGGCAACATGAAAGGCGTAGGTGTCGGTGGTGGCCGTATGGCTGGCGGCTGGGGTGGAGATCGATACGAACTTATCGTCCACCGCCGCTTTGCCGAATGCGAAGGTGTCCAGCCCGCCGTCAGAAGTGAACCCGTTGGCGATGTTGTTGGTTTCGAGACGGAAGTCAAGGTCTTGCGAGTCTTCGTTGAATATGAACCCGGTGGACCCGATACTCAGCATTTCGCGGGCGGTGCCAGCAATCATGGTCTTGAAGACCACGTCCCCGTCTTCCGATCCGTTTGAGACATCGGTAAAATACGTTTCTATTTCCGCAAACGATGTCTTGTTGCCCGCATCATCGTCACCTTGGATGAGGATCTCGATACCGTCGTTATCCCCTACCGTCCCACTGGACGGATCGTGGCGAAGGCGAAGACCCGTGCGTATCCCACCCGCCGCCGCACTGATGTCGGTGATCTCCGGCACACGGATACGCAGACCATCCGACGCGGCGGTGTCTTGATTCATCATCGTTTCGGTGGTGCCGTCTAAGATCCTGGCTAATGTATTCGGGTTGGCATCGATCTCCGCCCCCTCAATCACATCACCCGTGCCGTCCCGCGCCGAATTGTCAGTGAGACTGTCTAATGTAGGTGTGCTCATGGTCTTGCTCCGTTTATTTGAGTCCTTCGCCCGTCAGTCGTGCCGATAATTGTGTTACGCCCGCCCGCATCGCGTCCTGTCGTGCAGATACTGGCTTTTGAGCCGCTTTGCCACCCACCCATCTGTTTAGGGCTTGTGGCCTTGTCATTGATTCGCTCAACTTTTTCATCATGCCCAATTGTATCGCCATCGACCCTTGCCCTAACAATTGCTTAAACTGTGCCAGCAGTCCACCCTGCTCACCGCCACCCGCCTCTTCTGCAACGCCCCGGTACATTGAATAAATCGGACTAAACCGATTTACCGTCTTATGTAGTTCGACTAAGGCGGCTAATTTCTCCGGTTCGCCTTTGAACATTTCTTGCCAAATTTCCCCATCAATGCCACCCGCGCTTTCGATTGCGGAGTTAAGCGAACTGATGTCAATGCCTTCTTCAACGGTATTGGGATTGGGCTTTTGATTTGGCATGAGTGTTTTTGGCTTGGCGGTAAACATGATGTTTTGCAGATGCCGTTGACGGGCCAACTCAAACGCTTCTTGATTGAGGTATTCCCGCGACTGTCGAATGTTGGTCACCGATTCAAACATCTTAGGAACTAAATTATCACCTTTACTTTCGTAGATGATCTTACCCATCGGGTTTTCGTCATTCTTCACATTCGGCCACCGCATCTTTTTGTACATGGCCCACTTGGTGTTGGCCTGTTGCATCAAAGAGGCGGCGGAATCTGAATGCTTGGCCGCAGCATCAGACAGTTCCCGGCGGATAATGTCTCGCGCCATAAACTGTAGGCGGTCACCGTCATCAGTTGGCCCCGATATATCTTTGCGTAGTGACTTATACCGATTATGCACCCAATCGAATTTGGCAGGTTTGTATTCTACTTCTTTGCCAGTAGCCTCCATCGCCTCTTTAGCACCTGCTACCATCGCATTAAATTCAGCAAGATTACCTGCCGATATCGGACCCTCCGGTATACCTCCAGGCTTTTCGACAGACAAACTCTCAAGATCTTTTATGATATTTTTAACCTTGTTGACCTTGGAGTTGACGCCCATCGCGGGATCATCATACGCTTCTTCTTCAATTAGCTTTTTAAGTCGATTAATCAGATTCTTTGTATCGACATCCGACTTGCCCAATATCCTGTTTGCTTCGCCGTAGAGTTCGTCTGCTTGGTTGTGTATCCCATCGACTTGCTCTCGATACGCGATACGCACAATGTTGCCGGTGTCTGTGTTATTGCGGATTTGAAACAGTTCCGACCCCTCACCCACAATACCTTGCACTTTGGTAGGTTTGGGCGGTCTGAGCATTTGAACCACATTGGCCTTGTGCCGTTCCATGGCCTGTAAGATTTCTTGATTGACCTTCGCTAAATTTGGCAACGCACTACTTGCTCGAACCACTTTCTTGGTAGCATACCGCACACCCACATCAAGCGGACGGACTACAGCAGGGACGTGCGGGTAACCGTATTTGTCCAGCACCTTCACAAACTCACCGTCTATCGCTTGCTTTGTCAGTCCAACCCAACTCGCCAACTTCTCTGCTTGCGGGCCGATCAAAGGATATTGTTCCGTCAGTGATCCTGGCCCCTTTGGGGGACGCGAAATCATGCCGCCCGTAAGGGTTTTGGCGGCACCAAGACCGCGAGTGATGCCGGTGCCCAGAGCTCCGCCCGCCGCATGTCCGAGAGTCTGTGACGCATCTAATTCGCGTTCTGGGTCCAGTATATCGCGGGTTGTTTCTATACCCGCACCTAATAACGCATCCTGTAAATATTCTTTAGCGCGGGGGAACTTACTGAGGTACGTCTGCAACCACTTAGACTGTTGCATGAGTTTATAACCGCGCATGTAGGGCATCATTGAACCGGCAAACTCTCCGACATCAAACATCACCCCGTCCGGTTTTCGATAGGCGGGTGCACCCAACCTTCGATTCATTCGCGCAAACCCTTGCGCTATTGCTTCCGTACCACCGGCTGTAGCACCAGACGCAAGGCCGCGACCCAGATCCGATATTCCAAGAAAATCAGATACACCTTGCGCGGCCCCTACCACATCCGGGCCAGGTATAGTGGGCAGATTGGCGAAGTCTTGTTCCCACCCACCCTGTTGGACCGTATCGGGATCGAATTCAGCGATGCTTGGATGATTAGGGTCGTTCTTATATACGGTGCGGCCTATCTGCTCTAGCGTGATTTCGCCATCTTCTACCGCGATGTGCAGATCACCCTGCGCCTCTTTATCCTCCACCATGGCCCGCATACCAAGAGCCGCATAATCAACTGCCATTATCATTGCCCTTTTCTTGATTAGCCTTCACGTCTTTTACACTTACTCGCACAAGAGGTGTTTTTGTGCTTGGCCCACCGATGTCGGTTTTGTAAAGCAACTTCTCCCTTATTTTTGCCTTGTCCTCTTGTGTTGCTGGATACTGATATTTTTGTTGCCACAAGCCTAAATAAAGTTCTTCCGACTGCTGATCAATTGACGTGACCAGCGACTCCATGAGACTCTGCAAATAATCTGCTTCAAAGCTTGTAGTACCCAATAAGTCATCATAGAACTGCGTTTCTGTTTCACTTATCGCGGCACCTGTCCTTGCGCGTCTTACCGCATCGACCATGTTGTTCAGTTCAAAGCGAAAGTTGACCACATTCTGTGGGGTGTCCTTCCCACCTTTGAATGGTCGCTTAAAGTCTTCAAAACGCCCCCTAAACGCACCGATGTGTCTCCTCACGTCATCGTCTTTTAATAATTCGTATACCTTGTCTGCCGATACTTGTATACCCCTATTTTCCATGACCAAACTCGCTTGAGCAGAGGTCAAATTAAACTGAAAAGCATAGGCATTATATATGGGTTCCCACTCTTGCAATAGTAGGCTTGCCTTCTGGGGTTCTACTTGCGCCAGTTCAAGTTTCTGCCTTGCACTATCTATAGCCCGTTCGGGTGTCTCAAATCCTTTTTGCAATCCGATCAGAGTCGTGTTGAAAATGGACTCTACCGTATCGCTTTGATCGGTTAATCTTTCCCACTCGTTCCTTTTTTCGTCTTCCGATAACCTTATTTCTGATTGCCTTTCATACTGGTTTAAACGAATCGTGTTTTTGAATTCTTCTCTTGCTTTAAAGTCTGCAAACGAATCCTCTTCTTGCCGCTTCGCAAAATTGAAAAAGATGTCCTTTTCAGAATTAGTCCATGGGCGGGAAGTGCCGTTTTTAAACCACACTTGCCCCTCCCCAATTGTTGCTACCGGATTTTCCGTTTTAGCACTGTCTATAATGGCTTGACGAGCACGCGGGTCCGCTATTTCTGTAACAGATCCGTCCGCATTTAGTATTTGCCCAGTAGAAGCAATAACCTCAAGCGTCCGTACTGGTTTCTTTATTTTACTTGGACCGACCACCGTTTCCTGTTCGCCGGTCTTTGGATCTGTGCGTTGATAATACTGAGAATTTGGAACAGGCTTCCATTCAGGATTTTTCAGTTGGTTTAACTGGGCGTTTCTATACTCGCGTTCCAATTTTTTTTCATCATCGGCTTGGTTTAATTCAAATCTGTTGCGTTCCGCTACGCCAATCAACGTACCTGCCAGCCCCGGAAATGCGCCTTCTGGCATAGTTGCTACCGCTTCTTTGATTGGTCCAACTTGCCCCGTTTCCGACATCCAAACTAACCGATCAACAATCGCCTTCTGATTTTGCCGTTGAGCCGCTAACTTTCGCGCTTCAGCCTCTTCTTCGCGCACCCCAAGCATTTGTCGGTTCTGTATAGCCTCCGGTAACCTGTTGCTAGCTTGCGAGAGACCCGCTAAAAATCCTCCTAGTGCCACCTTAACCTCCTAACCATGATTGACCACCGCCCGCGCCTAGCCACGCCGTGCCCAGGTTGCCCAACAGGTTGCCGATGGACTGACCCGCGCCGGGTTGACCAGCGGGGATATTGAAGGCGGGCATCGATGGGTTGATCGTGCCCATGCCCAACGCGTTGAGCATCAGTGAGAGTCCCTGTGCCGCTTGCTGATCGGTCCATCGGTTCTCCGCGACTTGGCGGTCCAGAAACTGGAAGAAATCGCCTAACGACTGCTGACGATCCGCGTCCGTCAACTGTTCATACCCCATGCCCGTCTGCGAGTAGAGCGGGATCACATTCTGCATGAGGTTGGTCTGCAACATGGCGCGTTCGTTCGTCTGGTTGCGTTCGTGCTGCATCCGCATGTTATCGGCAATGCTCGAATCGGTGATGCCCCTATTGACCAGATTTTGCTCAAGGTCCGCATCGGCTTGATCTTGGCGGATCGACAGATCGTCCATGAAGTTGGCTATTGCCGGTATGCCATTCTCGCCAAAGGGGTCGTTGAGCATATCGATCACCGACTGATTGAGGTCCGTGACGGAATCGCCAAACTGGTTATCCGGCGCATCGTAGCTGTAGACGTTGCCCGCGTAGGCATCGAGCTCCGCTTGCGTTACCTTGCCGTCACCATCAGCATCCATGTCCGCCGGATCGTTACCCCCGCTAACGAAATCTGCCATGGAAATACCCATAGTCGATTGCATGAGGTTTTCCAGTTCGGTGGGACTGAGGCCGGGTGTATCGCCACCCAAATCGACGTTCACCGTAGAGGACACACTTCCGGGTTCACTTGCTCCCATGGTGGACTCCATCATCGCCTGTACTTGTTCGGGCGTCATGTAGTTACCCATGGTGGACTCCATCAAACTTTCGATGTCTGCCATCGATGGGCCAGTGTCAAGATTTGAACTGAAGTTTCCCAAGGTCGTATTCATCATATTTTGGATGTCTGCCATCGATGGGCCAGTGTCAAGATTTGCACTGAAGTTGCCCATGGTGGTATTCATCATATCTTGGATGTCTGCCATGGATGGTCCGCTAACGACAGGCGGAGGATTACTTCCCATCGTCCCAGACATCAATGATTCCACGTCCGCAGTCGTTGCATACCCGCCCAACGTAGACTCCATCATACTCTGGATATCGCTTAACGATGGGCCTTCATACCCACCTCCTCCTCCCATAGTGCCACTCATCATCGCTTGTACTTGATCGGGCGTCATATACCCGGCCAACTTATTGTCCATCATCGAACCAAAGTCTTCCAAGGACGGCCCCGAATACACTGGCGGCTTATAATTGCCCATGGTGGTATTCATCATATCTTGGATGTCTGCCATCGATGGACCCGTATACCCACCACCGGTGCCACTAAAGTTGCCTTGGGTGCTTTCGTAGATATTTTGTCCACCACCACCACCACCGGTGCCGCTGAAGTTACCTTGGGTGCTTTCGTAGATATTTTGTCCACCTGGGTTGGTGGAAGTGCCCGAAAAATTATTCTGTGTGGTCTCGTAGGGATTCGGTGCCATATTAATACCTCCTTGTTCTTCTGGGCCTTGCAGAGGTCTTAGTAGTTTGCGCCTCTGCGCTCGCCACTTTCTCTTCTTCGGCCCTTTCTCTTTCTTCTATCCTCGCCGCCAGCCCCTCTCCGTGCTTTGTAGCCGCTCCGGGTATCACACCCAATACCCCCGCAATTTCTGCATCCGTTAAGAAGTTGATCCCACTATAATCTTCCTCACCAAACAGGCCCGCCTCTTCAGCGGTGCCGGTATGCACGTTTTTGATATAGACCGGTTGAGTCGATGTGCCCGCCATTAACTCCTCAATCTGAGCAGTTGTGAGGCTCGACCCATCTTCATT